GAAAGAATGCGTGTCAATTCTGTCGAAGCAGAAGCCATGTATTGGCGTAAAGCCAATGCAATCCACAAATGGTTTGTGGAAAACATTCAAGGTGGCGAAGATAATTGCCAGCGTTACTACGTGGAGCGTGAGCAATTAGTTGAGCTCCGTGATTTGTGTGCAAAGCTTTGCACACAAAGGGAAATGGCAGAAGAAACTTTGCCCACGGCTGACGGCTTTTTCTTTGGGTCTACTGAGTATGATGAATGGTATTGGGATGGCATTGAAGAAACTGTGCAAGGCTTAGACAAAGCCTTGAAAACGTTTGACGACAAATGGCAGTTCCATTACAGGTCTAGCTGGTAGAGTGTTGACACAGGGAGCAATCCCTGTGTATAATACAAACATGCCCTACAGGTGTAGGGCATTCTTAAGGAGAAAGAAGAAATGAGTACATATAACGGTTGGACAAATTACGCCACATGGCGTATTAATTTAGAAATCTTTGATGGCATGGACTGCACAGACATCCCTATGCTTTCCCGGTATTCCGAGCCAGACCCACATGAAGTAGCGGAATATTTAAAAGAGTATGTCCAAGAAATATTGGACACAGATTGCGATCCGTCTAGGCTTGCGAACGCTTACGCAAACGCCTTTATCTCAGACGTGAATTGGTATGAGATCGCTATGCACTTTGTGCATACTTGGAACGACATCATTGCCGAGGAGAATCAAGATGATTAAGCCTCTAAACGAAACAGCCAGGCACGTGCTTGGCTTGTTGGACCAAACGAATTTCTCCGAAGGTGTTCGGACATACTCGGGCCGTGGTATGAGCGGGCGGGTATGTCTGAGTACTGAACTCAACAGCTCGAACGAGCTGTTCGAGCTGGGATTTGAGATGGCCCGAGCACTGTACTTTGATCGCGACCCGTCCGGATCAATAACTCCGGCGCCCCAGCTCGATAGCATGGGGCGGGGGTTCATTGCTTACTGGCCTGCAGCACTAGTAGAAGAAAGAGAGAGCCAAGAGGAATGACCACAGCGATAGTAGTGTTAATAATTCTTTACCTTATTGTCTTTTATTGTGTATAATACAAGTACGGGAATAGTTCCCGTACTTTAAAGGAGAAATGAGAAATGACTGTTATTGAAACCACAGCAGTACCAACCCCAGTAGCTACGATTGACTGCAGTACCCCACTCACTCCATTGGAGAGTGTGTTCGATGCTCTGGTCAAAGCAGTAGCCAAGGAAGTAATGGCAAATGTTAGTGCTCATCTTTTGGACAGCAACGAGTTTGATATCAAGGTGCGGGAGCTGGTCAACGAAGAAGGCGAAGAAATTTGCGACCATTGGGCTCGTAACAACTTTGATATATATGATTACGAAGACACCATAAAAGAAATGACTGTCTGGGATGATGACGATATCCGTAGAATTATTAAGGATATGTCGTTTACTGTTTCCGTTGATTGATGTATAATACTAAGCATGGGAAATAATTCCCATGCTTACTAAAGGAGAAATGAGAATGCTAGTAAATGACTTAAGTAATTTCACAGGCACGGAAAATTGGTATCGCCATAACCTGATGCACGATACTGTTTATACTGACGGCGTAAAGTATTTCGCTGAAAAGGCTGGGGCGTATTGGTTCTTGGATATTGTGGATACGGAATTATTTCCGTTGCAAAAGAAAGAGGGTTTTCTTTCCATCACAATGACAGTAGCCAATGAGCAAGCGTCGATTGTTGCAACTGACGGAAACCTAACCACGCTCTGGAATAAGGCAATCAGTTTTACTGATTGCCCAGATGGAGAGTATCGTTTTTACTTTACTGACAATGTTTTATTGTTGACTTCTGAATATTGATGTATAATACTAATCACGGGCATATGCCCGTGATTACTTAACAGGAGAAATTAGAAATGGATAATGTTTATCAAATCAATGGATACGAATCCCGTAAGGATTATTTGCAACAGCTTGCTGATGGTATGGGCATTGAGCGTTCTACTGTATTTGCCCTAGCAGACCTGCTAGGGGAAACTGAAGATTTTGACGGGCTAGTTACTAGCCTTGAAGATATCGGTAATACTGAAAATAGTGACGATTGGTTTTAATTGATGTATAATACTTACACGGGGATTAATCCCCGTGTAACCACAGGAGAAATTAGAATGAAAGTCACAGGTAAACAAATAGCTACTGAATGGGTAGCTTACGCAAAGCGTAACAAACTTAAGCGTAATACGATTAAATATCAGAATCACCAGCAAGCATTTATTACGGGCGTGTTTGCGTGTCTGGCACAGGACACGCCACCTATTATCACAATCTATGGATTGTGCGGGCGTGACCTGTATGACCTAACACTAGACGAGGTAGCTGTCTAGTTGATTGTTGCTATCAGGGCGTAAGCCCTGATAGTTGATAGCTAATTAGGAATTAGCTATCGGCTCGGCTGAGCCGATAGCCCTTGACTATGAATCCTAACTAGTTAGGATTCATATAGACCTTTTATAACCCTAACCCCCTAAAACCACCCCCTTATTTTTTTCTTGCTCTTCTCCCAATTTTCAGACAAACAAATATAGCTAAAACACAAATACCACCCCCTTGTTTTAAAAAGGGTACCCATACCCATAGGTATTATATTTTTTACAAAAACATACCTTTTAGGCTATTATGCGGCTATGAATTCAACACCTGATGATGTTGCCGCCGAGATAGCGAGGCTAGAGTATCGCAAGCACCTGTTAGAGGCACAAGAAAAGTCTACGACTAAGTTTTTAGACTTCTGCCGTTACGTATGGCCCGAGATGATCGTTGGGCAACACCATAAAGAGATTGCTGAAAAGTTTGACAGGGTGGTCTCTGGCGAGTGCAAGCGTCTAATCATTGCGATGCCCCCACGGCATGGTAAGTCCCAGCTTGGGAGCTACCTGTTCCCCGCCTACCTCATGGGCCGTATGCCGCAGTCCAAGCTCATTGTAGGGTCACACACGGCTGAACTAGCGCAGCGCTTTGGTCGTATGATCCGTAACCTTGTCGATGACGAGCGGTACAAGGAGCTATTCCCTGGCACTATGCTGTCAGCAGACTCCAAGGCGGCTGGACGCTGGAGCACCTCCCAAGGCGGTGAAGCCTTCTTCATTGGTAAGGGCGGAGCGATGACCGGGCGAGGAGGCGACGTTATCATCCTTGACGACATTTTGGACGAACAAGACGCTATATCCGATACTGCCATGGAGAACACGTGGGAGTGGTATACCTCTGGACCACGCCAGCGTTTACAGCCGGGTGGCTCGATTATTTTGATTAATACCCGTTGGAAAACGGACGACGTAGCGGGGCGCTTACTTAAAAATCAGTCCCAATTAAAGTCCGATCAGTGGGAAGTGTTGGAATTTCCTGCTATCCTGCCAAGTAATAAGCCTCTCTGGCCTGAGTATTGGAAGCTAGACGAGCTCGAAAAAGTAAAGATGTCCATTGGTCTCCAAAAGTGGAACGCCCAATGGCAACAACAACCCACTAATGACGACGGGGCTATCCTCAAGCGTGAATGGTGGAGAAAGTGGCCCCATGAAGAACCGCCTGCTTGCGAATATATTATCCAATCCTACGACACCGCCTACTCCAAAAAGGAGACTGCCGACTATTCGGTTATCTCAACTTGGGGCGTGTTTACGCCAGATTCTGATTCTGGCCCCAATATTATTTTGCTTGGCGTACGCAGAGGTCGCTGGGATTTTCCCGAACTTAAGCGAATCGCTCTTGAAGAGTATAAGTATTGGAACCCCGACAATGTCCTAATCGAGGCAAAAGCCACGGGAACCCCGCTTCAGCAAGAACTTAGGCGGGTAGGTATCCCTGTAACTATGTACAGTCCCGGAGGGCGCAAAGCGGGCACCGACAAGATATCTAGGGCTAACGCCATCGCTCCAATCTTGGAGTCTGGGATGGTCTGGGCGTCCGAGGACGAGTGGGCACAAGAAATGATTGAGGAGTGTGCGTCCTTTCCTAACGGCTCAAATGACGACCAGGTTGACTCGATGACCATGGCTCTTTCTCGGTTTCGCATGGGCAACTTCATTTCGCTCAATCTAGACTATGAAGATGACCGAAATTCGGATACTATTGTCCACGAGTATTATTAACTCTATAATCAAGAAAACTTCCCGCAAAGGCATATCATGGCAAGTCAAAACCCCAATCTCTTGAAACGTGCTTATGAAAATTTAATGGGCACCCCCGAGCAAAACAAAAAAGCAGCAGAGGAAATGAAGGACTATCCTCCTGAGCAGAAGTTTCAGAAAATGATAGGCAAAGGCAAGAAGGAAGAAGCCGAAAGCAAAGAAGAGCCTGTCAAGAAGAAAACAGGTGGCATGGCGCTTAAAGCAGTAGACAAGAAAAAGAATCCCGGCTTAGCAAAACTGCCTACTCCTGTGCGTAACAAGATGGGTTATATGAAAACAGGTGGCAGCGTAACCATGGCAAGTCGCCGTGCAGATGGATGCGCCGTCCGTGGTAAAACAAAAGGTGGTATTAAGTAATACCCCATGGCCCAAGAATCACGGATCACGAGCTTTGAAAAGGCTCTCAAAGATGAAGGCATTGCAGGCACAAATCTTGAGTCTGTCGCCCGCTCTATCTTCCAACAAGAGAGCAGCTCGGGAGCCAACGTCAAAACCAGTAATGCTGGCGCCCGTGGTCCAATGCAAGTGTTACCTGCTACGTTTAAAGCCTACAACCCTCAAGGGAACATTGACGACCCCTACGACAACTCGGTAGGAGGTTTGCGGTACATCAAGGATTTATTCAGTAAAACAAACGATCTTGGCTTAACAGCGGTAGGCTACTATGGCGGTCCAAAGGCTATTGAGAAAGCAAAGCAAGGCGTTGCAGTAAGTGATCCTCGCAACCCAAATGCGCCTAATACGCTGCAGTACATGGAGCAGGTCATGGGGCGCACCAAAGGCAGCCAACCACAGCCTGCCCCTAGAGGGAACAAACCCCCTGTCAATCCTTTGATTAAACAAAAGATCACGGACCTCGGACCTAGCTACCAGGCGGCGCTTGCTTTAATGGCAAAAGCGGACGACCTAAACGAAGCAAGGGAAAAGATTGCAGAGGAAGAGGAGCTTGCCAGCGTTGGTGCGGACTTTTCACAAGCAAAAGAAATGCTCGCACAAATTAAACCCACATCACCGTTCCCCGCCCAAGAACCACGGCGCATGGCAAAAGGCGGTGAAGCAAAAACAGAAGAAGGCTTAGACCCTTCTTTACGGTTTCAAAGTTTAGACACGCCAAAAGACCTTGAGCCAGGAATCATGCAACAAGGACCACAAGGTGTAATGGGCAGAGCCGGATTTAATTATCAAGGCGAGGATAGTCGCTTTCGTGCAGGCGCTTCAGCAATTGCTGTCAAATTACCAGACGGCAGTATTAAAATTATTCCTGCTGCGTATGACGTAGGCTACAGCACTAAAGTAGGTCCTGGCGAATTAGAACTGAGTGCCAATCGTGCAATTAAAGCGATGCCTGGGCGTAACCCTGAATGGGGCGCCCGAGTCAATTATCGGATTCCAATTGGTAAGGCAGAAGGAGGGGAAGTCGAAAAAAAGCCAGAGCCCAGCATGGGCGAAAAAGTAAAAGGCACGGCTAAAGAAATCCTGCGTAGTACCCAATATACCCCTTACGACTTGTTGGGTGCTCCGGTAGACATTATCAATCTTGGCTTAAAAGGTGTAGACTACGTCACCGGCAGTAAGCTTGCGACTGAGAAGCCTGTAGGGGGCAGTGACTATCTGATTCAAAAGTCTCGAGAGCTAGGCATTGCCGACAAGCCAACCGGCTCGACCACAGAAACTTTGACACGCTTGGGAACGGGAATTATAAGTCCTACTGCCGGACCACGAGCCGTGGCCGCCGCAGGGCAAGCCGTGAAGGGCACAGCCAAAGCAGCGCTGGAAGACTTGGCGATGGCAAGCACCGGACAAGGTGGCAGCAAAGTAGCACAACAGATCATGGCTCCTGGTACAGCATTTGCGGTACGACCAAAAGGCGGCGTGTACCTTGGTGCAAAATCCGTGGACGAACCTTCCTTAACTCGTAGTGATGTTTACCTTCAAAATGTTCTAGCAGGTGTAGATGCTTCTACCGAGCAAGGCGCAGCAATCAAACAATTCTTTGATAAAAAAGCACGCAGCTTTATTCAAAACCAATACGGCACAGCGGATGACCCTGTTTTCAAGAAAATTCTTGAAGGTCAAATCCAACCAAACCAATTTTATATTTCTCCCGATAAAATGCAACGGTACCGTGAAACAGGTTCAAAGCAAGATTTAAAAGCAGTACGGGATGCGTATGATGCTGAAACAGGTGTTGTTGCTTTGTTAAACCAAGAAGTGTCTAAAGCAAAAGGTAAAGGTTTTTCTTATAAACATCAATACCAAGTTGAACAAGATATTAAAGATTTAATTGCTAAACAAAGCCCAGATAACCCAACTAGTTTAATGACTTCTGTTCGCCCAGTAGATGAACAATCTATTATCGAATACCCTTCTTTATATGATTTTCCTGGAATAAAGCAGTTGGTAAAAGAAGGGGATAAAAAAGGAATAGCCAGCTTATTAAATAAATCGGACTTACCTCCACACATACGACAAGCAATTACCCAAGGGGACCCTGTCTATACCAACATGTTAAGTATGGGGGGTTTAAAGCTAGGAGAATTAAAAGATTATTTAAGCACTCGTTCCCCTAGTGAAATTAAAAACATGGGTTTTGCTGACGCATTAGCCAAATCCTCACAGTGGCACGAAATGCTTGCTAAAGCAAAATCAAATCCTGAAAAGTTTACTAAAAAAGAATTGTTTGCTGGAACTGAGCCTTTAACAAAAGCAAAGGACGACTACTCTTGGGTTGATGTAAAAACTAAAGAGGCTCTAACGATTGAAGGGTGTATCATGGGGCACTGCGTTGGAAGATTGCCTTCTTACTTAGAAGGGGTTGTCAACGGAACCAAAAAGATATATTCGTTACGGGATAAAAAAGGTATCCCACACGTTACAATAGAGCTTAATAAAACCAATCAAGTTCCTATGTATAACTGGGACGGGTCGGTAAGAAAAGAGGTTGATCCCAGTAAAAAAGACGTATTTGATGAAATTGTTCAAATAAAGGGAACAGCAAATACCCCCGCCGAAAGTTATTTTCCGCAGATTGATGAGTTTTTAACAGATTATTCGAATAAAATTGGCGATGATCTTAAGTTTACAGAGCTACCTAGGTACCTCCCAGAAAATTGGAGAAATAAATAACCATGGCTATTGAAAAAAACCGTCCAGAAGACGAAGAAACAATTGATATTGAGCTTCCTGAGATTGAAATGAAAACGCCAGAGGGCGACATTGAGATTATTTTGGAAGAAGATGGCGGTGCAACAGTCGAAATGGGTGAAAAAGACCACGAAGAAGTGCCGTTTGACGCCAATTTAGCCGAAGTAGTAGACCCCAGCGAGCTTGGTCCTATCTCCAGCGAGCTCATGGCGCTGTTAGACGCTGACAAAGCGAGCCGTGGTGATTGGGAAAAGCAGTATTCTAAGGGTTTAGAGCTTCTTGGCTTCTCATACGAGGAGCGTACCAAGCCATTTAAGGGCGCTTGTGGCACAGCACATCCCATGCTCACCGAAGCAATCGTACAATTTCAAGCCCAAGCGTTCAAAGAACTCATGCCAGCCGAAGGCCCTGTCAAAACACAGGTGCTTGGCAAGGAAACTCGTGAGAAATTAGCCAAAGCAGAGCGTGTCAAGGAGTTCATGAACTACGAACTGACTACTGACATGGCGGATTACACCCCTGAGTTTGACCAATTACTGTTTTATGCAGGTTATGGTGGCTCAGCGTTCAAAAAAGTCTATCAAAACCCACAAACAGGCAAGATGGTAAGCAAATTAGTGCTGCCAGATGACTTGTTTATCCCTTACAACGGCTCTTCCATTATGTCAAAGTGCCCACGCATTACTCATCGTGTGCCAATGGATGCAAATGAGTACCGCAAGCTGGTTAATATTGGCTTTTATCGTGACGTTAACGTTCAGCCTGTTGTTAATTCGACTCCAGGCGACGCAATTCAAGACAGCATCGACAAATTAGTTGGTATGTCTGCTTCTGGTGAGCCAGAAGAAGTGTTTTTGTATGAGTTCCACGTGGATTGGGACTTAGAAGGTTTTGAAGACAAGGACGATGACGGCGAAGAGACCGGTGTTGCCCTGCCTTATGTCATTACCATCGAAGAAAGCACCAACCAAGTGGTTGGGATTCGTCGTAACTGGAAAATGAAGGACGGCTATAAGTGCCGTAAAGAGTATTTTGTGCATTATGTGCTTGTAGAGGGACCGGGAGCCTACGGCCTTGGTTTTGTACACTTGATTGGTGGCTTAACCCGCACCGCAACATCCTCCATGCGTCAATTAATCGATGCTGGAACCTTGGCTAACCTGCCTGCAGGCTTTAAAGCTAGGGGCGCTCGTATTGCCAACGACGACGTGCCACTGCAACCGGGCGAATGGCGTGATATTGACGCTGGTGGAGCTGATTTACAGTCTTCCTTGTTACCACTACCGTACAAAGAGCCAAGCCAGACGCTATTTACCCTATTGGGCTTCTGCGTTGAGGCTGGTAAGCGCTTGGCGTCGATTGCAGACATGCAAGTGGGCGACGGCAACCAGCAAGCAGCAGTTGGAACCACCATTGCACTCTTGGAAAAGGGCGCAAACATCATGTCCGCTATTCACAAGCGGATGCACTATGCCCAAAAGCTCGAGTTCCGCTTATTGGCTGACGGCTTTGGTGAATCCTTGCCTGACGAGTACCCATATGATGTACCCGGCGCTTCCCGTAAAATTAAACGTACCGATTTTGACGGTAGCGTCGATGTAATCCCTGTTGCAGACCCCAATATCTTTTCAACAGCGCAGCGTATCACTATGGCGCAGACCCAACTACAGCTTGCACAGTCGGCTCCACAGATGCACAACCTGTATGAGGCATATCGCCGTATTTATGAGGCGCTGGGAACTAAAAATATTGACGCAATTCTAAAACCACAGAATCCAGACTTGCCAAAAGACCCAGCCACAGAAAATGGCGACGTAATGGACGGAGTCAAGCTCAAGGCGTTCCCTGGACAGCAACATGACGCTCATATTGTGAGCCACTTAATCCAAGGTATCTCGCCAATCCTCCAATCCAACCCCTTGGCTGCGGTGGAGCTGCAAAAGCATATCTTAGAGCATTGCCGCCTAAGAGCAGAAGAGGATGTGGAAGCAGAACTCTTCAAAACGTATGGCACAGACCCTGAAAACATGGTGTCTGACTTGCAAAAAGAAGGCATGATTGCCCTAAAGATTGTTGAGAATCTCCAGCAGGTACGGGAACTTCAAAACCAGCTTATGGGCGACCAAACAGACCCATTAGTTGAACTGAAGAAGCAAGAGCTGCAGCAAAGCGCCCAGCGAGATCAAGCTAAGACGCAAGAAGCCAGCGCCCGCCTCCAAATGGAGCAGATGGACAAGCAAAAGCAGGACCAAATTGACTTGGCTAAAATCCAGTCTAACGAAAAAATTGCAAATGAACGTATTATGGCTATGTTACAAAAAGGAGCCCAAAATGCCTCTCAAACCCGGAAGCAGTAGAAAAACAGTTAGTGGAAACATCCAAGAACTCGTCGACACATACCAGTCTAAGGGGCGTATCGGTACGAGCACTCCTAAGTCTAAAAAAGCTGCGGTCAAGCAGGCGGTGGCGATTAGCCTTAAAAAAGCGGGCGTCCAAAAGAAAAAAGAAGGTGGCTCGGTTTCGTCGGAAAAGCCCCGTAATGTGGTGGCTAGTCAGAAAAGGGCTATTCAAAAACGAGGGGGGACTGTTACGTACAAGCGTGACGGAAAACTTCCTGTAGGTATTTATTGATTTTTTGAAATATACTGTGTATATTCACAGTAACTAGCTATCAAGAGGGGCTAAAAGTCCTCTTGCAACATGGTAGGAACCATGCTCAAGTTTACAGAAAACTTGCTACACGAAATTCGCCGCATGCGGCAGGATACGGAACAACTTGTAATCTCGGGGTCCATGAAGAATATGGAACAATACCGCCAGATGATGGGTAGGCTTGAGGGCTACACTTTTGTTGAGCAGGTCGTACAAGACATGCTTAGGAAAGAGACTTTTGACTAACCCTGTGGAGAAAACCGTATGGAATTGACTGCATTAGAGCAGAAATGGGCAGACGAGAAGGCAGCAAAAGGGCCTGAACTTGATGACGCCTATAACGAAGATGGGCAACTAGAGCCCGATAGGATTGAGGAAGCGGTTTTAGACCGTATTCCAACTCCCACAGGATGGCGTATTGCTGTCCTACCTTACAGGGGCACAAATAAATCTAAAGGCGGTATTTTATACGTCGAAGAGACCAAAAAGCAGACCCAAATAACCACAGTATGTGGTTACGTCTTAAAAACTGGTCCTTTGGCATATAAAGACGAGAGCAAATTTCCTACGGGAGCGTGGTGCAAGGACGGTGATTGGGTAGTTTTCACCCGATATGCAGGTTCCCGTATTGGAATTGACGAAGGTGAAATCCGAATCTTAAATGATGACGAAATCATTGCTGTTATCAACAACCCCGAAGATATTTTGCACATGTAAGGAGCAACAATGGGACAAGTAACTGAAAATCCGACTTACGACATCGAAGTAGGGGCAGAAAACGCACCCGAAGTTCAAGTCGACATAGATGATGAGGGCAAGGCAGAGATTGTAGAAGACCTTGCCCCAGAGCCTGACAAACCAGCCCTAGCAGAGCCGGTAGACAAAGAGCCTGTTAAGGAAGAAGCCAATAACCAGGGCGAAGAACTCAAAGAATACAGCGATACCGTTAAAAAACGGATTGATAAGCTAACTTCTAAGCTGCGTGAGGCAGAGCGCCGTGAACAGGCAGCTTTGGAGTTTGCAAAAGGCGTTCAAGGTCAGTTCCAACAGGCTCAGCAACGGGCTGCTACTTCTGACTATGGCCGCTTGGCAGAAGCCAAGAGCCGAGTAGACACTCAGCTTTTGACTATTCGTCAAATTATCAAAAAAGCCCGTGAAGAAGGGGACATTGACACCGAAACCGAAGCCCAAGAGCGTTTAGCTTCTCTAGCGCATGAGCAACGGGAGCTCGCTGGCTATTTAGAAAGAGGTGCAGAGCAACCTCAAGCACAGATTTACAACCCGCCTATCCAACCACAGCAGATTTACCAACAACCTCAGTTTCAACCTCCAGCCCAACAGGCTCCACGGGTTGATCCAAAGGCAGAGTCTTGGGCAGAAGAAAACCCATGGTTTGGTCAAGATACAACGATGACCTATGCTGCTTGGGGGATAGATAAACAGCTTCGTGAAGCAGAAGGGTTTGACGGATCATCAGATGAGTATTATGATGAGCTAAATCGGCGAATTAAAGCACAGTTTCCGCAGAAGTTCGCTGCACAACCTAACAGGCAACAACGGCAACCCGTGCAGGCCGTTGCACCTGCAGCCCGGTCATCCGGAGTAAATACTAATGCACGCCGCAGCGTAAGACTGTCTCCTAGTCAAGTCGCTATTGCTAAAAAACTTGGTGTTCCTATTGAGGAATATGCCAAATACGTAAAGGAATAAAACCATGACTGATACTGTTAAATTTAATCGCAGCTCCCGTAACGCTCAAACACGTGAAAAGACTGCGCAACGTAAACCATGGGCACCTCCTTCTCGTTTGGATGCTCCCCCTGCACCAGATGGTTTTAAATATCGTTGGATTCGCTCTGAAGTTCAAGGCTTTGAAGACAAGCAGAATGTGTTTAGTAAGCTTCGTGAGGGATATGAACTCGTTCGTTTAGAAGAGTTGCCCGAAGAGTATCAAAACACCATGCCTACTGTTGAAGATGGTCGGAACAAAGGAGTCGTCGGAGTTGGCGGCTTACTTTTAGCGAAAATCCCCGAAGAAACTGTCAGTGAGCGTAATGCTTATTACCGCCAACGTGCAAGGGACCAAATTGAAGCAGTAGACAACAATATGATGAAAGAGAATGCGCATTCAACAATGCGTTTTCAGCAGCCAGAGCGTAATACTCGTATTTCTTTTGGTGGCTCTAACTCTAAGAGTGAAAGCTAATTAATTTAATTTTGGAGAAAACAAATGGCAAACGTAAATAAAGCCTTTGGTCTTCGTCCTCTAGGAAAGCTAGGCAGTAACTACAACAGCGATGGTGATACACAGTACAAAATCGCTAGTGGTACGGCTACAGCAATTTTTCAGGGCGATACCGTAACTTTCGGTGTCTCTGGTGGTGTTTCCACTGGTTTCATCGTAAAACACACCCCTGGTGCAGCTAACATTCTTGGTGTTTTCATTGGATGTAACTACACCGACCCTACAAGCAAAAAGCCTGTATGGCGTAACTACTATCCAGGTGGCATCGCTGCTTCGGATATCGTAGCTTTTGTTGTGGATGACCCTTATGCTCAGTTCTTGGTTCAGGCTTCTGGCATCGCTGGCGTAACCGCCATCGGCCAAAACGCTGACTTAGTACAGACAGCAGCAGGCAATACCACAACGGGCGTTTCTGGATTAGAACTCAATACCGGTAGTTTGGCTGCTGCTTCGGCACTTAACGTCAAAGTTATTGGTGTTACCGCTGATCCAAGCAACGAGGACTTAACCGCTGCATACGCTGACTTGATCGTTACGATCAATGAGCATCTGTATAAAGCACCAACAGCAGGAGTTAGTTAATCATGGCTATCACTCGTTCACAACTAGTTAAAGAACTAGAACCAGGTCTTAACGCTTTATTCGGTCTCGAGTACAAGCGCTATGAGAACGAACACGAAGATATTTTCGAAATTGAAGATTCTGAGCGTGCGTTCGAAGAAGAAGTTATGTTAACAGGCTTCGGCCAAGCCCCAGTTAAGGCTGAAGGTGCTGGCGTTAACTATGATTCTGCACAAGAGTCATTTACCGCTCGCTATACCCACCAGACTATCGCATTGGCATTCTCGATTACCGAAGAGGCAATTGAGGACAACCTCTACGACCGTTTGGCAAGCCGTTATACCAAGGCTTTGGCTCGTTCAATGGCTCACACCAAGCAGGTATTTGGTGCGTCCGTATTGAACAACGCCTTTGACAGCAACTATCCAGGTGGCGACGGCGTACAGTTGTGCGCAACAAACCACCCAACCGCTCTTGGTCCAAACTTCAGCAACCGTCCTACGACTCCTGCTGATTTGAATGAGACCTCCCTTGAGCAAGGTATCATCGACATCGCTGGTTTCACAGACGAGCGTGGTTTGAAGATTGCCTTGATTGCTAAGAAGTTGGTAGTTCCAAAAGAACTCCAGTTCACAGCAGAGCGTTTAATGAAGTCTACTCTCCGTACTGCTACGGCTGATAACGACATCAACGCTATCAAGTCTATGGGTCTAATTCCTGATGGATTCGTTGTTAACCATTACCTAACCGACGTATCGGCATGGTTCTTGTTAACCGACGCTCCAAATGGACTCAAGATGTTCCAACGTGCCCCAATCCGTACAGCTTTCGAAGGCGACTTCGACACCGGCAACGTACGTTACAAGGCTCGTGAGCGTTACAGCTTCGGCTGGTCTGATCCACGTGGTATCTACGGATCACCTGGCGCAACCTAAACCTTGTTCACGTGAGGTTAGGCCCCACTTCGGTGGGGCTTTTTCTTTTGTCTTTTAGAAATTTCGTTAAAGTGCAAAATTCTATGGCAGTTAGCACATAGGACAAGGCATTTTTTAACTTCTTCCATCGCCCTAGTGTATTGATAGTTTTTGACGTAGTAGCTGACTTCCCGGTCTTTTTGCTTGGGGTCTTCGTGATGAAAGTCTAACGCAGCAGGGTGGTTTTGGTCACAATAACTGCATTTCAAACTGGCTTTAAATGCAACCCATTTTTCTCTTTCTTCTTTTTTTCTTTTATAGGTAGCAATAAGTACTTTTAGTTTGTTTTTCTTGTAATGATTGGCAGAACCCCTACGCAACGCCTGCTTTTTTCTTGGATCGTTTGGGTCTTTGTAAGGCATCGCTCTGGTCTATTCTGTATTTCCAATAGATTGCGTGCTTAAACGACCACGGGGTATTAGGGGTATAAATTTTAAAGCCAGCATTAATTAACGAGTTAGATGAAGCAGGGTTATCGGTTGTATCTGTAATAATCCAATTCCAGCCTAATTCCTTGGCCTTACGGATTCTTACATTAATTAAACGTCTTTGCAAACGGTGCCCTGTGTACTCATCTAAAACCCCTGCACGACAAAGGTAACCTGTGTCTGTAAATCGTTGTGATCTTACTAGCCCAGCAAATGCTACTGGTTTGCCTTCTTCTGTGTAAGCTAACCACCAATGCCCGTGAGTTGGTTTATAAGGAGCATCCGAAGGCAGTATTTTTTTCTGAAGGTAAAGAATTACGGTCTTATTAGACTCATTGCGTAAATCAACCTTCTTAATGGTAAATTTCATGATTTGCCTCCGGGGATAACCTATTTTATCTAAAAAACTGTTGCAACCAAATGAATTTAGGGGTATAAATACATCAGGAACTGGGATTTTTTATTCCTGTAGACTGACCCAGCAGGCGATGCAGAGACTACAGGAAAATGTACTGCATATACAAGGAGTTACCATGGCAAATACCACCTTTACAGGCCCAGTTCGCTCGCAAAACGGTTTCCAATCTATTACCGTAGCCCCAGCTACTGGCACAGTTACTGTTAACGCTACTTTTGGCGCAACTACTAGCGTTACAGACCTAACAACAACAAACCTAACAACATCAAACCTGGTCTTTACTGACCAAAACCATCCTACAACCGCTGCTATTAACGCTACAGCGGTAGCTACAGCGGTACAAGTTGCAACTGGTTACATCACCTCTACTTCAGCATCTCCTACAACCATTACATTGCCAACAGGCACTGCTCTTGGCACAGCTATTGGCGCTGCTAAAGGCACTGTATTAGACCTATATATTGACAACACCGCTGGTGCATCTACTGTGACCATTGCTGTAGCTACTAACGGCATCTTGTCTACTGCTGCTGCAGACTCTGCAACTAGTTTTGGTGATTTGACAGTTGCTTCTGGTGTAACCGGCTTGGCACGATTTACCATCATGTTCTCTAGTGCAACAGCTTATGTGTTTACACGCACTGCTTAATTAATCTTTAGGGGTCTACCCCAATAACCTAGGAGATTAATTATGTTTCAATATGATGTCTTATCAGCCGCAATTGCCGCAGGGCAAACGGATGCTACTGTTTTTGCTGGTCCTGCTAGGATTAAAGGAATGGTGGTAGGTGTTCCTGCTGCTGGTGGCACTTTAACCCTTAAAAATGGCTCTGGCGGAACGACTGTTTTTAGTTTTGTAGCCCCCGCAGCAGCTCAATCCCTTAACATAAGCATCCCTGGCGATGGTATTCGTTGCACTAATGGTATTTATGCAACCACCCCTGCTAATATGACTGTTACGGTGTTTTATGGCTAAGAACCCTTCCCTTGCTATTGGGCGGGGAGAAAAGCTCCCTGTAAAACAGGGAGCTGGACTTACTGCCAAGGGAAGAGCCAAGTACAACAAGGCAACAGGTAGTAAATTAAAAGCCCCTGCACCAAACCCAAAAACAAAAGCGGACGCAGGCCGTAAAAAATCGTTCTGTGCCAGAATGTCAGGAGTAGTAGCGAAAGCTAAGGGTCCTGCAGAGCGTGCAAAAGCTTCATTAAAACGATGGAACTGCGCATAATGGAAGAAATACAAACAGCTAGGGAGTTAGCCACACATGCAAACGATATTAAACATCTTCAAGCGGATATGGACAAACTTGTTGGAGACATGGACGAAATTAAAAAGTCGATTCAAATAATCCAAAAAACATTGTCTGAAGCAAAGGGAGGCTGGAAAGCCTTGATTTGGGCAGGTGGAGCAGTTAGTGCTGCAACAGGAGTTATTGGCTTTATTATGGGCCATTGGGGAAAATAAATGGTAAAACGTGTAAATCCCACCCCTTCTGTTCCTGCAACCCCTGCTAAACAAAACCCTAATGCAACAGACAAGGTAGATAAAAACAAAGTTGATCCAGGATTTAAAGAAGTATTGGATAAGGTTCGTGGAAAGAGTCAACAAGACGTACCTGATAATTACAAAAGTGGAGGTAAAGTTATGGCAACAAAACCCGGCTTGTATGCCAATATCGCAGCTAAAAAACGCAGGATCGCTGCGGGTTCTGGCGAAAAAATGAGACCAGTTGGAGCAAAAGGTGCGCCTACCAAACAGGCGTTTATTAATTCGGCTAAAACGGCTAAAATAGCTAAGCCAGCCAAACGTTCAGCGAGAGGAAGATAAATGGACTATAACGCAAGCAACACAAACCGCCACAAGCTTATGGCTATGGGCAAACCAATCAAAGCCGCTAAAGGAGGCGAGATGAAAAAATCTGCAACTAAAGCTTCTGCTGGTGCAAAAGCTGATCGCCAAGGTCGTGCTTTGTTACCCGGCAAAATGGCTAAAAACTTGCCTATGATTGCACCACAGTCTGCGTATAAAAAAGGCGGAGATGTAAAGCCTTCTGCTTACGACAAGATGCAAGATAAAAAATTGGCTGCTCATGCAAGCAAGCCAGCAAAGGTAGCCCACAAAAAAATGGGCGGCATGGCTAAACGTAGTTGCAAATAAGGAGTAAATGATGAAAAAACGTGGCGTAGGTGCAGCAATTAAAGGTTTTGGTGCAGTATTCTCTGAGACTACCGAGCAGGCTAAAAAACCTGAAAAAGTAGACGTAAACTTTGAAAATCAAAAAGTTTGCGGCACAGTAGATACACCAAAAGACAAGCGTATTCCTCAACCTACCAGCTTCTGATAACTAATGGCCACGTCAGGTACAACTACCTTTGACCTGGACATTGAGGAGCTGATTACCGAAGCGTACGAACGCTGCGGTATTGAGTCTCGCACAGGTTACGATCTAAGAACAGCAAGGCGCTCGCTGAACTTGCTGTTTTTGGATTGGGCAAGTCGTGGCTTAAATTTATGGACTATACAAGAACGATCACAGGCTTTAACCGCCAACGTATTCGAATACAATCTACCCACGGATACAGTAGATGTGTTGTCTGCGGTGGTTCGTTCTCCCCAAAGTCCTGGACAAAACATTGATATTACCCTCAATCGTTTTAGCCAAGCAGAGTGGCTGCATACTCCTAATAAATCAGGCACTCTAGGTCGTCCAGCGCAGTTTTATTACCAACATACTAATCAGCCAAAGGCATACTTTTTTCCTTGCCCTGATGACTCACAACCCTATACTTTTGTGTACTACGCTATTCGCAGGATTCAAGATGCGGGTGGTTTTACCAATACTGCAGACGTAAACTTTAAGTTTTTGCCATGCCTAGTTTCAGGTCTGGCTTATTATGTTTCAATGAAAAAAGCCCCTGATCGTATGGTTCTTCTTAAACAAATCTACGAAGAGGATTTTAAAAGAATTTCTGAGTTTGACAGGGATAGTGCTAGTTATTATGCTGTTCCTGACACACGTTTAAACTACTAAAATGGCTTATGCACAAGGAAGACTTGCCTGGGGTGCCTGTGATCGTTGCGGACAACGATTCTTCCTTAACGCCTTGCGAAAAGAGTGGCAAGGACTTAAAACATGCCAATATTGCTATGAATCAAAGCATCCTCAGTTGGAGCCACGCCGTAATGTTTCAGATGCTATTGCATTGCAAGAACCTCGCCCAATTCCTGACGATACGTTTAACGTATACATTGGGGTTATTGGAGACAGCGCTATCGGGTCTAACGGCATGGTTCCTGTACCTATTTCTAATCCGACCATTGCAGTAACTTATGCGGGCAATATGAAAGCAACGGGATTATGAACTACTCAGAACTAAGACAAGCAATCAAGGATTACACCGAAAACTTTGAACAGACGTTTGACGACAATATCCCTATTTTTGTAAAGCAAGCAGAAAAGCGCATATATAACACCGTTCAGTTTCCTTCCTTACGCAAGAACGTTACAGGTAACTTAACTTCTGGTAATAAATATTTATCTACTCCCGGTGACTTCTTGTCTGTTTATTCTTTGGCTATCGTAGTTAGCGGAGAGTACTACTATTTGATTAACAAAGACGTGAACTATATTCGGGAAGCCTACCCAAACCCTAGTACTACTGGTATTCCCAAGGTTTACGCTATCTTTGGGTCACAGCTTACGTTTCCAAATGAGCTGAGCCTTATCCTTGGACCTACCCCAAATAGTGCCTATTTAGCTGAGCTGCATTATTTCTTTTACCCACAGTCGATTGTGGATGCTGGCACTTCTTGGCTGGGCGACAATTTTGATCCCGTGCTACTTTATGGTGCCTTACGTGAAGCCTATCTATTTATGAAAGGCGAGCCTGACTTAATTGCCAACGTAGAGCAAAAATACGCTGAAGCCATTGGACAGGCTAAACGCCTTGGTGACGGCCTTGAGCGTCAAGATGCTTACCGCTCTGGTCAAGTTAGGGTTCCGGTGACCTAGAATGCTGACACAAACCCTAACCACCTCGTTTAAGCGGGAAATCCTAGAAGGCGTTCATAATTTTTTGACGGACACCTTTAAGATTGCGCTTTACACTTCTTCTGCTACTTTAGGGCCTAATACGCTTGTTTATACGGCTTTAGGAGAAGTTACCCCTCAAGGCACCTATGCTGCTGGAGGGCAGGTTTTAACAGGCACTATCTTGAGCACAGGAAGTGGAATCGCTTACGTGACTTTTAATAACTTAACCTGGACCAGTGTTACCTTTACTGCTCGAGGAGCCCTGATATACAATAGCAGTAAAGGCAATAAATCAGTTGCCGTATACAATTTTGGTACGGATCAGACTGCGGGAGCACTAGATGTATTTAACATTACAATGCCCCCAAATACCGCAAACGAAGCAATAATTCGCATTACTTAAGGAGCTAAAAATGCAAGTTGAAAAATTAAGCGTTGAGGACAAGGTTTCTAGCACCTTAACCAAGGCGATGAAATCTGGTGATTCTGCCCGTGCTACGGGTAAATATAAGATTGAGTGTGTAGACGCTCAAGGTAATGTTAAATGGGTATTAGAGCCTTCTAACTTGGTTGTAAACCAAGGTTTACAGGACATGAACACTAAGTACTTTAGTGGCGTAACTTACACCGCTGCTTGGTTTATTGGCTTGTACGGCGCTGCTGCATCCAATAACCCAGTTGCTGGCGATACTGCAGCAGTCCATGGTGGCTTTACCGAAATTGTTCCTTACAGCAACGCTACCCGCCCTGCTTGCACCTTTGGCACAGCGACTACGGCTGACCCTTCTGTTATTAGTAATTCTGCTTCTCCAGCAGCGTTTAGCATTAACGCTACAGCGACTGTAGGTGGTGCGTTTTTAATTAGTAACAACACCAAGGGTGGCTTTACTGGCGTGTTGTTTTCAGCATCTGACTTTGCAGCGCCTGGTGATCGTACCGTGGCTTCTGGTGATACCCTTAATGTTACATATACATTTAGTTTAGACGCATAAGGACACAAATATGTTTAAAAAAGGCGAAATTGTAAAAGTTAAGGCCGTGGTCCCAGAAGGTCCAGTAATTGCCCTGCGCATGTCTGAAGAGGGCATAGTGTCTTACTTAATTGAGTGGAATGACGGGGAAACAACCCAACAGCGTTGGTTTGAGCAAGATCAGCTCGTAGCGGGCTAAATATGCCAGACGGCGGCTGGAGCTCAGGCACCTGGGGCGAAGCCGGATGGGGCATGTCGGTATATTACCGAGATGCCAATGAAACAGCCATTGGGTCAGACGCCGTTTCTTCAGCACAGGTTTTTATAAGTGCTGTTGCGGATACTGCTGCGGGCACAGACGCCGTTTCTTCAGCACAGGTTTTTGAAACCTCGGTTTCTGAGGCTGCAGTAACTTCCGAAACAATTAGTGCAACACAGATTTTTGAAACTGCAGTAAGCGAAACCATAGCCGGAACAGATCAAATTGTTGCAGTGCAAACATTTGAGACCGCAGTAAATGAAGCGTCTACGGCTTCCGAAAACCAATTTGTAGCAGGAAGCACCTTTAATAGTGCCTTTAACGACACTTCTGTTGGTTCTGATGCCGTCTCGGCCCAGCAGTCTCTTAATATTGAAGTTAACGAAACTTCGGCTGTAACGGATGCTGTAAGCTCTATTCAAAACTTTATAGCCAGCGTTAGTGAAACCAGTAGTGCTACCGCAACATTTGCCGCAAACCAAAACTTTGTGACCGCCGTTTCTGAGAGTTCTGCTGGAACTGATAGCATTTCTTCTGTTCCTACCTATTTAGCCCAAATTGCAGAAAATGCCGTTGGAACAGACGAGGTAGATGGTTTTTTTGCTTATTTTGCAGCCGTTAGCGAGTCAGGGCAGGCTACCGACTTAACAGAAACCTTACAGAACCTAGTTGCTTCCATTAATGAGTCGGCCGTTGGGACGGATACTACAAATGCTTCTGGAAGCGTCTTTTTGGTAGGGGTCAATGAATCTGGGCAAGTTCAGGCGATTATTTCCGTTGCCTCTAGTATTTTTAACACCTCTATAATAGAATCACTAATAGCAACAGATTCAGTAACTGCAAGATTATTGTGGGAACCAATCGATGACAACCAGACAATTAGTTGGGCTAACGTGAATAGCGACCAATCCTCATCTTGGGTACAGGTAAATGACTCACAAAGCCCTGCTTGGACTGATATAACGACTGTATAAGGATTAACTATGCCATCCACCTTTTCACCGCTAAAAATAGAGCTTATTGCTACTGGCGAGCAGTCGGGAACATGGGGTAATACTACCAATACCAACCTTGGTACGGCCATTGAAGAGGCTATTACGGGTTCGGCGGATGTAGCCTTTTCTAGTGCGGATGTTACAGTTACACTAACGGACACAAACGCAGCTCAAACAGCCCGCAATCTACGGCTTAATTTAACAGGTACTTCTGGTGGGGCAAGACAGTTAATCCTTGGTTCAGGATGCCAGATCGAAAAACTGTACCTTATTAATAATGGATTAGCAGACGCAGTCACCGTTAAAAACACCAGCGGTACAGGTATTGCCGTCCCTGCCGGTAAATCCATGTTTGTATACAATAACGGCACAAACGTTGTTGACGCTACTACTCACCTTAGCTCACTTACCCTGACTACAGCGTTGCCTGCTGCTTCAGGCGGTACAGGGCAGTCAAGCTACACCGCAGGAGACTTGTTGTATGCCACAGGCACAACGGCCCTTAGCAAGCTAGGGATTGGCTCAAGTGGCCAAGCCTTGGTTGTAAGCGGAGGAACCCTAGCTTGGGGAGCTCCAGCAGGTACTACAACAAACTCATTAACAATCACCACTACCGGTGGCGCAGCAGCTCCTGTAACATTTAATGGAAGTGCTGCAAGAACAATTGATTACAGTACGGTTGGTGCAGACCAAGCGGGTACGGCTGTAGCACTAGCAATCGCATTAGGATAAGGAAAAAACATGCCAAATACATTTACCAGTTATGTAAACAAAAACGTTGGAACGTCTGCTGCTACAGTGGTGACGGTTGGTGCGTCAACTCAAACTACCGTTATTGGTATGTCGGTTGCTAATACAACTTCTAGCCCAATCACAGTAGATGCTTACATCACTCGTTCAGGTGTTGATTATTACTTGATTGAGACGGCAACCGTGCCAGTAGGCAGTTCGCTTGTCATTGTGGGAGGCGACCAAAAGGTCGTATTGATTACCAGTGATGCTCTGAAGGTTGTTTCTTCGGCTGCGTCATCTGCTGACGTTATCACTTCTGTATTGAACATTACCTAAGAGGCTAACAATGTCCTATATAGGCTCAACACCAATCACCCAGAGCTTTATCTCTGGCACTGACTACTTCAATGGCACAGGCGCTCAGACTGCGTTTACCTTATCCCGCACGGTAGCCTCTGTTAACGACATTCAGGCGGTAGTCAATAACGTTGTTCAAGTACCCAACGATGCGTATACCATCAGCGGTACGACTATTACCTTTACCTCTGCACCATCGGCTGGCACACAGAACGTCTATGTACGTTATTTAAGTACGACCACGCAAGCCATTACGCCAAGTCAGGGAACAGTAAGCTGGAATACGCTTAACTCAGATGTTCAGCAAGATTTGGGTATTTCGTTCAAAAACAGGATTATTAACGGTGCAATGTCTTTTTGGCAGCGGGGTACATCATTTACAAATCCAACAGTTGGTGGTGGTAATTTTTATACTGCTGACCGCTGGGGCGTCAACCGAGCTAGTGATGTAACAGGAGCAACAGTATCTCAAAGCACAGATGTACCTTCTGGTTTTCAGTATTCTTTAAAACTACAACGCACTGCTGGAAATACATCAACCGCAGGTTTATTTTTATTTAATTCAAACGAAACAGTAAATACACTCGGTCTTGCTGGTCAGTCAGTAACACTATCTTTTTGGGTAAAGACAGGTGCAAACTATTCTGGTGGAGCAATTAGTGTAGTCGCTAATTCTGGAACAGGGACAGACCAACGTGTTTATGCTTACACGGGGTCAACTTCTTTTATAAATACAACACAAGCTATAACTTCCACATGGACTCGATATTCTTTTACAGGAGCTGTTTCTTCTAGCGCCACCGAAGTTGGGTTTTATATAAGTTGGACACCAGCAGGAACCGCTGGGGCAGACGACTCAATTTACGTTACAGGCGTACAACTCGAAGTAGGCACACAGGCAACGACCTTCACAACAGCGGGTGGTTCATACGGTGCTGAATTTGACCTATGCCGTAGATATTTTGAAAGATTTAGTCCATCTGTAAATTATCAAAATTATGCACTTGGTCAAGCATTTAGTTCAACTTCTGCCTTTGGTAGCTTTTTTTTCTACCCCAAAAGGGCGGCAGTTACAGTAGCTTACCCAGCGGCAAGCAATTTTTTGATTTACGACAATACTGGAACTGGAAGAGTAGCTACTAGTATAAATGCTGGCACATTAGGAACAAATGCTTTTGAATGGAGTGGAAGCGTTGCATCAGGATTAACTGCTGGTAATGCTTCAGGATTGACGTCAAATAACACTTTAAATTCGTATGTCAATATTTCTGCGGAACTTTAATCATGTATAAATTAATTAAAAACAGATTTGGCGATGTGGATACAATTCAGCGTTTAGCAGACAACGCCTTTATCCCATTCGCACCCGCCAACACCGATTACGCTAACTTCAAAACCGCCATCCTCGAAGACAAGGCGCAGTTACAAGACGCAGACGGCAACACCATGACCGCAGAACAGGCAAAAGACTTTATTAAGGAGTTACCATAATGGCTGTTAGTTTAATTCCGTTAACCGCTGCGGTAAGCGGGGCTTTGCCGTTGACAAATGGCGGTACTGGTTTAACGGCTGGAGGTCCAGCGTTTGGTGTTACAAGAACTGGCTCAAATCAAAGCATTAGTAACGCAACTGCTACTAAAGTTCAATTAAATACTGAAGAATTTGATACTGCAAATTGTTTTGATTCAACTACAAATTACAGATTTACTCCAAATGTTGCTGGTTATTATCAATTAAATGGTGCTGTTGCATTAAACGCAACCACAATGACAATTATTGTTGGTTTTATTTATAAAAATGGTAGCCAGTTTAAAAGAGGAACAGATATTAGAACAACATTAAATGTCGATTCTCTTGTAACTGTTTCTGCTTTAGTTTATGCCAATGGAACAACAGATTATTTTGAACTTTATGCTTATATAAATGCTTCAAGTGGTTCTCCAATTTTTGTTGCTGATTCTACATCAACATATTTTAATGGTTCGTTAGTAAGGGCGGCATAAAATGACTTTATACGACAAAATTATGGCTATTTATCCTGAACTAAAGCCACAGGATTTTTTAACTGTAATCCGTTTACAAAACGATTCAGACGGCAAAGGCGATTACATCGCTAAATGGGAACACCCAACTTTGCCAAGACCCACGCAAGAACAACTTGATGGAGTTCAATAATGTCCTACATAGGCGCACAACCAACTACAGCAGCCTTCGTAACCGATACATTCTCGGCTAACGGCTCTGGTACTGTATTCACTCTATCTGTCGCACCCGCTAATACTAACTCAATCTTGGTAGCGGTCTCAGGCGTCTTGCAAGATCCCAGCACATATAGCGTATCAGGTACAACCCTCACATTCTCTGCCGCACCTCCCGCTGGCACAGGCAATATCTCAGTACGCTTTCTAGGCATCCCCGCTAGTGGAGTGACAACTACCGCTTATCGCACTCAGACTGAATTTACTGCGACCGCTGGGCAAACCACATTCTCAGTCCCAAGTTATACCGTAGGTTATATCGATGTGTATCGTAACGGTGCTAAGTTAGGCACTGCGGACTTCACTGCTACTAACGGCACGACCGTAGTCTTGGCTTCTGGAGCATCGTCTGGTGATTTAGTAACGACCGTATCGTTCTATGTATCGAGCGTATTAAATGCGATTCCAGCGGTAGCAAATGCCGTAACAGATTCTTATATCAATAGCGGAGCAGTAACTCAGAGTAAATTGGGTACAGGCGTGGCTGGTAATGGTCCAGCGTTTAGTGCTTATCAAAGTGCATCACAAACTCCAGCGGGAAGTGCATTTACAAAATTAACAATTAACACAGAAGAATTCGATACTGCAAATTGTTACGATAGTTCTACTAATTATCGTTTTACGCCCAATGTAGCTGGTTATTATCAAGTTAGTGGTTGTTTTAATTTAAGTGGTGCAAGCGTTGTTGTAGCTGCAATTTACAAAAATGGTTCTGCGTATAAATGGGGTGGTAATTCAACTGGAGCAACGCTGTATGGTACCAGTGTGAGTTGTCTTGTTTATTTGAACGGCTCAACAGATTATGTAGAGTTTTATGCTTACACAAACAACGGAGTTTCTATGACTGTTACAAATAGTGCAACAAATACTTGGTTTCAAGCAGCTATGGTAAGGGCAGCATAATGACACTCTACGAAAAAATTAAATCTATTTACCCAACTTTAATAGAAGATGATTTTTTACCGTTTAACGGAACTATTCTTTTACAAGATGATAGTAATGGTAAAGGTACATACATCGCCAAGTGGGAACACCCCACACTCCCCCGCCCAACCGATGAACAATTAGGAGCTATAGAATGACACAAGCAGCCGCATTAGCCCAATATGGCTCAACGGGCGTATCTCAAGGATTTAAGAACCGCATCATCAATGG